TGGGCCCATAGCCCACAAGCCACAAGTGTCAAGCAAATTATTTTATTTTTTTAGTTACTTATGGGATTTTCTGTGATAGTTTCTAAGTATGTTAAAGACAACAAAAGCGAAAACGATTGTTCATGTGAACCAACACATGATCAAGTACAACAAGAAACACGGCACGGAGTTTCCTGTTCTCACTGTGAAGCACAGAGGCAAGACCTACTATGCTCACGAGGTTATCTATCACCATGTCTCAACCACTTACTACAGACCACACAAACCGCTGAGCTGCGGGGCCGTTTGTTGGGTGGAGACTCAAGGAGACGTCACTCTTTTCGATTGGACCGCGGTCCATCAACAGAAGCATCCGTCAATCAAGTCGGAGCGCAAGACGGTCCGTCGACTCGGATCTCTATATTGGATCAACTCGGAGACTTCCGAGTTGGTCAAGAACGCCGACGAGAAGTTCGACATAGAGCTGGGTCATACGATCAGCCACGAAACTTTAAAAGCTGCCCAAGAATAGGGCAGCTTTCTTCCACCAGGTCAACCGACCTGGATAAATCCTATAATCCAAAAATCCACAAGCTCGCAAGCCACGGGCGGGTGGGCCCATAGTGTACAAGCGCTCAAGCTTCAAGCTGCTCTTTGATCGCGTCCCATCCTTCCACTAATGGTGGGTGGGTGGGCCCAGAATTTACAAGCTCGCGAATCGCGGACCCTGGATAAAGTTTGACGGATCGTGGGACGGGGGTCTTGACTAAGATATAGCTATCTTTGGGGTGCTTAAAATGAAAGGCAATTTGGTGGGGTGAGAAGCGTATTTTTTTACTAGCTGTTACTTTTAACTCTATGGTAAAAAATCCTTTTTTATCACTGTATCCAAGTATATCTGGGATGCCGGCAGATGCCCAACTTTCTAGCCTTATAAGGGAAAATCCGTTAAGCTTTTCTTTCGTTTCTAGCCAAAAGGCTGACTCCGGTTTCAAAGTAATTACTCCACGAGAATTAACATACGATATTTCTCTTTTGCACCAATAATTTGGTTCTCAACCAATTTAATTTCTTTGATGTTGAACTCTCGTTGCAAAGGGTTTCTACCTTGTGGTAACACCATTTGTACTCTTGCATGACTGCCAACAGGACTATCACAAAACTTTTCTAAGACCTGCATCAAGGACTTCGTAGTATAAGATGACATTTTAGTGGAGTGTTTGTCTGTAAATACCTGTAAGGTGTTCGAATATTTCTAGCTGCTCGGGTGACATCTTTTTCAAGATAGGAAGAATATGTTCTGCTTTAAAAAAGTGAACCGGTTGTTGTTGTAGAACATCGATAGCTTCTTGTAGCTGCTGTCTCCATTCTTCTTCTTCCTTTTTGTTTTTAAACTTCATGTCTAACATATTATAATTTATACCTCTTCTTTCAAGTTAGAAGTGAGAAACCAGACTAGTTAGTGATTTTAGGAGGAACACGTTTATGACTGTAAAGTCAGTTAATAAAAGAAGGGCTCCTCACTTCAAGTAAAAACGTATCATAAATTACTTGCTTTTACAAAATATATTTCTTATAAGGGGTTATGGGTTTACCTAAAGTATTAACAGAACAGCAAATGAAATTTGCTACGTTATTAGTTACAAGTGAAGGTCGTATGTCTCCCACAGAATGCGCTATTGAAGCAGGATATGCTGAAGGGTCTGCACATGTAAGAGCTTCTGAGCTACGTAATCCTAGAAGATTTCCCCTGGTTGTTAAATACATTGATGAAATTAGATCAGAGCTCCAAGAAAAATACAAAGTAGATTATGGTTCTCACATCAGAGAATTAGCTAGACTTCGAGAAGAAGCTAGAGAAAAGGGTGCTTGGTCTGCAGCTATCAACGCGGAAGTAGCTAGGGGTAAAGCAGCTGGGCTGTATATTGAACAAAAAATTATTAAACATGGAAAACTAGAAGACTTGACAGAAAAAGAATT